CAGAGCTTGCGCCGCCAGGCGGTGAACGCGTCCCACGGTGAGCCGGGCCGGCCCTCCACAATGTCGGGGTCGCCCCAAAAAACAGCGTGGTCAATCGACCACGACTCCTCGCCTGCGCCGAAGCCGACGAGTTCGGCTTCGATACGGTCGGGTTGCGTGTCTGCGCCGAACACCATCGTCAGGACGCGGCCCGGCACCGGCGCGGCGTATTTCTCCGCGCGCTTAGCCAGCGCGTTCCCATCCATCGCGCCGTCCGCCTCGTCCCACTCCTCACCGAGCGAGGTGTTGATCCACACCTTGAGCCGCTCCGGGAAATCTTTCGCGGCAAGGAAGTCCTTCACGACCTGCGCGATGGTTTTCCATGGCGAGTAGAGCTCGTTGATGTGGAAGCCCGCGGTGCCGGTGAATGGCGCGGTCGCTCGCCATCCGGCCCCCTGCTTCGGCGCCATCATGACCGCGACGTTCTTCTCGGCGTTCGTAAACGTGCGCGCGCAACTCGGGCACTTCATGCGCGCCGTGCCCTCCACATCGGCTTTGTCGAAGACGACGTTGCCCCACGCCAGCACGTGCGGGTGCTCGCAATGGGGGCAGCGAATTTCGTAAACGCGGCGGTCGCTCTCGTCGTAGGCGGCGCCGATGCGGCTCAGGCCCTTCGTCGTCGGGGTCGAGACGAGGATCTTCTTCGCGTTCCAGAACGTCGTTGTGCGCTTCTCGCCGAGCGCAACGGGGTCGCCTTCGTTGCCGGCGCTCGCCGGGTATCGGTCAACCTCGTCGAACAGGACGATGCGGATCGGGCGCCCGGCCAGGTCGCTCGGTGAGTTCGCGCCCGCGATGGTGAGGTGTCCGCCCGGAAAGGCCTTGCGCCGGATGCTGCTGCCAGTGTCGCGCGCCTTCGGGTCGCCGCACTTTTCGCGCAGCGTTGGCGTGTCGCGCAGCATCGGCGCGATGCGGTCTTTCGAGAACGATTCGCCGAGGTCCGTCGTCGGATAGACGACCATGATCGGCGACGGGTCGAAGTCGATGTAGTAGCCGACGGTGTTGAGGATGACCTCGGACTTGCCTACCTGCGCGGAGGACTTGACGACCACGCGCTCAATGGCGGGGTCGCACACCGCGTCCATGATGCCGCGCTGATACTCCGCCCGGGCGGTGTCCCATCGGCCAGGCTCAGCCGACGATTCGCTCGGCAGCATGCGGCGGTTATCCGCCCACTGCGAGACCGTCCACCGCGGCGGCGGCGCCCATCGGCGCGAGATGCGCCGGAACAACTCAACGACTGCGTCGACCGATTGCATTCAGGCACGGCGTCACTCCGCCGAGGTGTCGGCTTCCTCTTCCGCCGCAGGCCGGCGCGCAGCCTCGCCGTCTTCCTCGAGCTCGTCGCGGTGCGTAGCCACAAACTCCTCGACCAACCGGCGCGGGTCGTAGACGGCCAGTTCGTTTAGCGCCTCCATGCACGGCTCGCGCAACAGCGCCTCAACCTGCGGGAGCGGAAGCACGGACTGCACGCGGCCGGCGGCCTTCGTGGGGATTGCCATGATTCGCGTCTTGGCGTTGGCGAGCATGTCGCCCCACACCTTCTCGATGATCGCCGCGTCGTGAGCCTTGCCGGCGAGAAGCGAGGCCTGGATCTCTTCCTTGTCGGCGCGGGCCTTGTAGAGGCGGGCGCGGTGTTTCTGGTAGTCGTCACCCTCCCCGCCTCCGCCTTCCGGACCGCGACCGACCGCGCGCTCCTGCAGGTATTTGATGTAGCCCTTAACGGACGCCCACAGGTCGTAGCGCCCGCGCTCGGCCTTCACGCACACGCCCATCTTCGCGAGCTGCTGCACGCGAATGTCGGTGAGGTTGAAGAGCTTCGCCAAGGTGCCGACCGGCACCGTCGGGTTGGGTGTCTCGTTGGGCACGGCTTAGAAATACTGCGCCCCGAACTGGAAGTTGCGGCAGCTCAGGAACGCCGCCGAGCGCGAGGGAAACGCGCGGCGCGCCACGAGACCGTCAATCGGCAGCGCCTCGGCGCCGTCGATCCTATACACGTCACCGGTCCACGCCTTGACCTCGGCGAACGCCCCGGCCTTCACGCGCACCGGGAGGTGCAGGTTGTTGCGCCATTGGTAGGGAACGGAGACGCCGCAGAGGTAGAGCGTCGCGCCCTCGCCGGGGTTGCAAATCTGGACCGGCGTGTTGACCGGCATGTCGGTGCCGATGCCTTGGAGATACGAGCCGCGCAGGCACTTCGCGCAGTGTTGGCCCGAGTCGAAGCCGATGACGTGCTTCGCCCAGAGGTAGCGCCAACCGGTCAGGGTTGCGCGGGAGGAGGTGACGGTCAGAGTAAGCATAGGAGGGCGGCCTTGGCATCCTCGTGCCGACCGAGGCGCCGGCCCGAGCTATTTAGGAGCATGTTGAACTCGCGTTCAAGCGCGGACGCAACTACTTCTTGCGTCGGAGTGCGCGAATTTGTCGCGGTGAGTTGAAACGCCACCGCGCTCTCGGTGTGCTTTGTGATGACGAAGCCGTAGCGCGCAGCGAGTCGCTCGATGTCTTCACGACTGTGGAACTTCTGGTAGAACCACCGGCCCTTGCGATAGAGCGCGCTGAGGCCGTGCTCGTCGATGAACTCGACGTAGCGCTGCCCAATCTGCTTCGTCTTTACGTTGCTGCGCATTGTGTCTTGCCACTCGATTCGTTCCTTTGACCGGCCGGAGAAAAACAGCGTGCCGCCCGGCTTGCAAAACGCGGAGATGCAGGCGAGCACGTCGTCCTCCGCCTGTTGAGTGTCGACCGAGTTGAGCACGTAGTCGCACACCACGGCGTCGAACCGACCCGCCTGGCGGAGCGCCCCGACAAACTGATCGACCATCGCGTTGACCGCGCCGACGTCGATGGCGTCGCGGCCGGCCGCCCGGCGGAAGAACTCAAGGCCTTGGATCCGGTAGCCCTGCCCGGCGAGCTTGCGCACGTAGTCGCCCTGCCCGCACCCGAAGTCGAGCACGCGCGCCTCGGGGTTTCTCGCCAGCCACGGGATGACGTGCTCGCGATATGTCGGCGACTCGTTGCCGCGCTCGGCGCCCTCCCGCAGGCGGAACATCTGCGCGAACGTCTGGATATAGGTCTCGCGCGGGAGGTTTTCGTAGCTGAACACCCCGTAGCGCGCGCCAAGCAGACCGCGGGCCTCCGCCTCAAACTCGGCGGGCACCACGTAGACGAGGCACGGCTTGCCCATCGTCTTACAGGCGAGGGCATATTGGGCGGCGTGGAAAATCTCGCCCGCCTCGTTGGCCACGCAAGCGCCCCACGGCCCGTAGATGGTGACGAGCCGCATGATCTCGTGGCGGATGTTTGCGCCGGCCGCCCGTTGGTTTGCGCTGAGTTGATCGGCCTGCACATGGACGAAGCCGCTGCGACCGGCCAGGCCTCCGACCACGCGCGCGTTCTCGTCTCCGGTGTCGAGGTCGGTGCCGTTGTGGAGTTGGTTGAACCGCACCTCGTCGTAGAGGTTGGCGTCGGTGGGCAGCACGTAGACGGGCGCGCGGGTCACGCCCATCGCCCGGAGCGCCCGGGTCCGTTGGTGACCTGCCACTATGGTCCGGCCGCGGACGATGATCGGCTTCGCGCAACCGACGACGCGCAGCGAGTGCTTGAGCTTTTCGACCGCCGCCTCGTCGATTCGCCTCGGGTTGTAGTCGGCGCCGATGATGTCGGAGATGTCGAAGTCGAGATTTAGTCCCGGGTTCATTTGACGCCCTCCACCTTGCGAACGAGGTAGCCGCCGAACCCAAAGGTCGTCCCGCTCTCGGCCGCGTAGGCCTCGACAAGATCGGTGAGCGCGCGCAGCTCGTCGGCGTCGAGTGGGATCTTGTATTTCCCGACCGCCAGGTAATCCATCGCGGTGCCACTCTTTGCCTCCTCGGCCTCCGCCTCGATGGCCTCTAGGTCCTGCGCGGCTCGCAGCAGCGTCGCCAGTTCGTCGTCATTGAAGCCGGTGAGGGAGACGTCAAAGCCGTCGTCCTCCAAGCCCTTTAACTCAACTCGCAACAGCTCCTCGTCCCATGACGACCCGACCTCGGCGAGCTTGTTATCCGCAATCACGTAGGCGCGCTTCTGCGCCGGCGTCAGGTAGCCGAGCCTGATGCACGGCACCGTCTCGAGACCGAGCTTGCGCGCGGCCATGACGCGACCGTGGCCGGCGATGATTCCGTCCTGCGCGTCAATGAGGACGGGGTTTGTGAAGCCAAACTCGCGGATGCTTCCGGCGATGGCTGCGACACCTGCATCTGTGTGCAGGCGCGCGTTCAGTGCGTAGGGGATCAATCGCTCTAGGGCGATATGCTCAATATTCGCGGCGCCCTTGCGGGGCTCGGCGGCGACGTTGGGAGCAGCGGCCAATTACATGCACCTGTGATTTATTGAGACACGAACTCAAAAAC